AGTAAGGATTAGGGGTATAGGCTGCAGGGACTGGTATAGATGTTATACCTCCCATGTCTGGTACTCCAGCAGAGCCATACGGGTTGTTTTGATATTGTCCGCTTTGATACGGGTTATAGCCTACGGCTGGTTGCCCAACCATATAATTCTGTGTCATTTCAGCGGCTTGTTTTTGTCTTTCTGCTTCGGCGGCGGCAGCAGCTTCGGCTGCAGCAGTTTGTTCACCTTGCATTTGTGCAATAAGTTCTTGTAGCTGGGTCATGAAATCGGGTTGTTGAGTCTCTGTTCCTGTATCGGTTCCTGTGCCTGTGCCTGTGCCTGTATCGGTTCCTGTTCCTGTTCCGCCTGTATCGGTTCCTGTTCCGCCTGTATCGGTTCCTGTTCCTGAAAGAAGGCTCTGGTCGTATCCGTTCCCTGCAAGAAAATTATCGTAATATGCTTTGTTTTTTTCGTAGCCTTCTTTAGAAGTGCTAACCCAACCTGGAGGAGCTGTATAACCTCCTGATGAAGCTGACCAAGTTTCTCCTGTTGAAGGATTGTAATAATCTACAAAAGCTTGCGTAACCATGGCATCCTTTGAAGGAGGTATAAAACCTTCAGGCATTTTTGAGCCATATCCAAATATATTTTCGTCCGTGGTCGGTTGACCATTGCCCACGGCAGCATCAACGGCTGCTTGTACTGGGTCGGATTTTTCTAGTTCTTTTTCAGGAGGTTCTTTTAATTTATTAAAAGGATTAAATCCAATGAATTGACCAGTTTTATCAAACAAGTTTACATAATTTTTTGTTAGTTCTTTTTCTACAGCGTCCTTAGCAGCTATTTCGGTCATGTCATCGCCTTGTGCTGCGGCTACGGCAGCGGCTACGGCAGCGGCTACATCAGGTTCACTTGTGTTATTTACAGAAACAGACTCGATAATTTCTTCAATAACATCTTTAGCTGGTGGTTGTTCGTCTATTTGATCTTCAAAACCATCACCACTGTATCCTGTAGCAATACCTTGGCCACCACTAGCAGTTTCTACTGCTTTATCTACAGCTGTCTTTATTTCGTTTGTTGTGGTTGCTGATGCGGGTGATGTTACAGCTGGTGCGGTTTTTACTACCTCTTCTACCACTTTTTCTACAGCTGTTACAGGATCATCCCTTACCAAATCTTTTTCTACAGGTTGTTTTGTAGCAGCCAGAGCTGCTTTGACTGCTTCTTTCATAGCTTCGAAAGAAGGAGTCTCTGACGAATAACTAGTGGGTGACATGGTTGACTCGTCAGAGACCATAGTCGTTGGCTCACTTTCTATTGTGGAAACGCCACTTGTTCCTAAGGGTCCTAGATCAGGAGAAGTCATTGCTCCTATTGTTACAGGTAAATTTTCGATAGCACTTTGTACTACTTCGGGAGGAGCTACGAAAGCTGATTCAGGGCCAGCTGTTGCTGCTGCGGCTGATTTCATAGCAGGGGTTTCTGCTCCTGGTCTTAGCTGCCAACCTGTGTTCATGTCATATCTAAAGTTTCCTGATTGTATGGCTGTAGCTGCGTCTATGTATCCTGCGTCTTGCCACCATGCACTGCCAGGTACGCCTCCAGTTGTGGCTGCAGTTGTAGTTGCAGGCATTTTCTTAATAGTTCCAGGATCTATTGTAGGAAGGTTTGAAAGGTCGATGCCCAAAGAACCAAGGTCGCCCATTGACTCTCTGTCAAAAACTAAGTTCCTTAAATTAGGAAGACCTATTGCCATCTTTTCTTGTCCTTTCTCTTTCTGCACCAACTTTCATTGCTGCTATGTCTTCTTGAGATTTTAACCTTTCTTCTTCGGATTGATCTTTCTGTCTAAGCTTGGCTTTGTCTAGTTTGATCCTTTCCTCTGCGATCATCTTATCATCTTCATTTTCTTTTGCACGTATTGCAAGCTCTTGTTGTTTCAAGGTTACAACGCCATCATCACCAGGAGATAGTATTTCTTCTATTCTAGGCATAACTTGCTGCATTAATTCTAGTTCTAACTGAGCCTTCAAAGCTTCTTTTGCAGGGTTAGGTGGTGGAGGTGGCATCATCATTCCGCCTTGTTGCATGCCTGGTATCTGTTGTTGCATAGGCGGTTGTTGTTCTGGCATTTGTGCATCGGCTTGGTTCTGTGCTTCTAGTGATATGTGTTGGAATATGTGCGATACCATAAGCGGTATTGTCGCTGGGTTAGTCATACCAGCACCTGACTCTAAGAAAGTAAGATGCACCTCTATATGTATCTGATGCGCTTGATCAGGGAATGCCATGAGAGGTGCACCCATTAATGCGGCACTGTTCTCACTTGCTGGATCCATTGGAACGGGTGGTGGTGGATCTGGAGCAAACAATGCTTCGATATTCTCAGTTCCTAATGCTTGATACATTCTTCTGTAGGCTTCCTTGATGTTGTGTATCTCAGGGTTGCTTTGTACCAACTGTAGTTCTTGTTGTGCCAATGTAATACGTTGACTCATTGAGAAGAAGTTAGGATCACTGACAGGTATAACATCAACCCTATTGTCAAAGTCAGTTTGTTTAATTTGTTGATCGCCACCGATAACTTGGTATGGATAAACAGGAGGTAAATACTCTGCGTATAATCTGCTTAAAATCTTAAACTCTGTTTTCTGTGCGTAGTGTAATCTTTTGTGTACTGCGGACATGACTCTTGTACCTTGCTCTAGCAAAGCCATAGTCGTGCCTACTGGCATCTCTTGATTACCTTCTCCCATCTGTAGATTAGTAATCGATGCAAATCTTTGTCCTGCTTCTACACAGAATCCTAACAGCTGTAGTAATGTCGCCGATGGTTCTTTATAAGGTAATGGTATCAGTGAATCTCTTAGTGATCCGCCAGGTGCGTCTACGTCTCTAAACTCTCCTGGTTCTAGTGGAGTCTCGTCGTCCCTGATTCTAAGTCCCCTGGCCTTGAACCCAGCAGGTAGATTCGCCAGCGTACCTGCATCGATCAATTGTCGTAGGGCTCCAGTCGCGGTTCGAGACAAACCGCCAATCATGTGTATTAAGCCGAACCCATAGAACCCAAGGCCAGGGAGAAACTTGTAGTGTACAAAATACTGTATCTTTGTTCTGAGTGGATCGTTAGGGTTATAGTTCCTTCTGATCGATAAAACAGCATTAGATGCTCTGTCTATTGTAATGATAAAAGGTAAGTGGTATCCGTCTTCATCTTCAAAGCCTGGTATGTCCATGGATACGTGACATTCCAACAACTCATACATCATGTCGTTGGTAGTAGCGCTCAATCCTTCTAGTTCATCTTCTTTGTCTATGGTGTCACTGCTGCCTATATTAGTCTCAGCAGGTTGTAATGGTATGTCTCTGTAAAATCCTGCGAGCTGTTGTGTTCTGATTTCGTTGTAGCTCATCTTGACTACATGCGTTACTCTCTCACAAGTCTCTAGGTCACTGGCTGTGTACGGAACAACTAAATCTTCTACAGGAACGAACGTACTAACCGCTCTTTGTTTGTTTACATCGTAATAAACTTTCTTGAATGCAGTACCCGCTAACGGCAAATAGAACAATAATTGGTCCATTTCAGGGGTATATTCCTCCATTACCGTAGTTATTTGGTAGTTCATGAACTCTTCTACCCTTCTTGCCTGATCTTCAGTTTCAGGGGTTTCATTGCCCATAACCCTTGTTTTTACGGGTCCTTTACTAGGTAATAGCTCCTTAAAAGCCTGCGCTTGGAATTGGGTCACGGATTCAGCGAGCATAGGATGCGTTACGCCTGATGCTCCTGGGAAAGGCCTGTCTCTATCTTCATACTTGAAGCCAAGTAGATCTAGTCCTTTTACATAAGCATCTTCCCAATCGTGGCGACTTGCTTTATCTTCTTCATAATCAGTGACTAACTGAAAAGCAATTCGTCCTAGCTCGCCTTCGTCAATGTACTCCGCTAAATTCGCATCAAATGGTGTGGTGTCTATTGCTTGTTCTGCATCAGGGAAGAAATCAATCTGTGCGCCTTCTTCTGATAGCTCAACAGAGATGTCTCCATCACCCATTTGCATAGGTTCTTCAATTTGAACCTCTGTACCGTCTTGTACTTCCAGATCAATAAGATCTGACAACCTTTCTATGTTGGTTGGTTTACTGTTTTCTGCCATTTACTTTTTGTGTGCTTTTT